GCTTCGCGGCCATCGGCGCTGTTATGCACGACGAGCCTTCCGTGGCACTCCAGGCGCGGCTCGCACCAGCACTTGGCGCCATCCAGCTCATGCTCCTTCAAATCGCCCAGCGGATAAACATGCACCGCAGGCTCATCCTCATGGTAGTCATTGACCCATCCATCTTTCATATCATGCTCCGACCAAAGGGAGGCGCCACCGGACGATCCGCGGGCTTAGCGCTTCGTCTTAATATCTAGTGTTCCGAATGGATCTACGCCGCTCTGCTTTCTGCGCGGCGCGACACGACGGCGAGGCGGAAAGTTCTTCGCTACGGGGGCGGCGCTGAACTGAAACGGCCCATCCCTGGGCGGCGTCTCCCCCAGGACCTCAGCATCCCACCTTTTACGTTTAGCTGACCTTGGCTTGCCCAGCCCCGGACGGCGCCTGTCCACTCCGATCCCCGCTCCCGTCTGCGGCGGGAGTGTCGAGTTGACGTGCTCCGTTATCGACTTGAATGGATTGGCCGGCTGGCGACTGTTGCCCGCTGGAACTAGCTTCATTTCGTTTGGCCCTTAGCTCGAGAATTAGTGCAATGATACCTACGATTGTCGTAGCGGCGCCGGCCAACAAATCAGGAGCCGTGTTGATCAGGCTTGATCCGGCGGCGCTTGATATCAGCCCCATCCCAGTTGCCGCGCCAACCAGAATAACAACCGCATTCGACCATACCGACCTGTTAGCGTACCAATTCCTCTGCTGTTCCATCTCGCTCCTCATCCAGTTGTGTTTGAAGTTCCATGACAAGCGCCTTTGCCCATCTGAGACGACTCGCAAATTGGCCCTTAGTTGCCTCGACGCCAGCAGCTTCCGCAATCGTATCTCGAATTGTAGTGTGAAAAGACTCGCCCGACGTTCCCTCATCCCAGCTAAATACCACTGTTCGAACCATAACTCTAACTCCCTCCGACACAACGTTTAACGGGTCGTTTGATACGACGTTTCACAGTACCATTCCTTTCACGAGCGAAGCGAGTAAAAAAGGCGGCGCAGTCGCCCACGCCGCCCCTAGCCAGAGTTAACTTCAGCCCAGGTTTACTGAACCGGAGTCACTTTCTGGCCTTCAGGCGTCACGACGATAACGTTCGCGCCGGACTTCTCCACCGCGGCCGGAGCCTGCGACTGAGGAACGACGATCACCTGCGGGGGTGCAGCAGCCGGAGCCGCAGCTGGCTGGTTGCCGTTCGGAACCATGATGATAGTCGGCTGGTTAGAGCCGCCATTCCTATTTCCGCCATTCAGCCCCTGAATGAGGCTGAGACCGAAGAGGCCATTTAGGAGGCCACTTCCGAAATCAATCCCCTGAGCACTAGCCGGCGCCGTAGCGCCAAACGCCAGAAGGGCCGTGAGGGCGGCAGTTGCAACAAGTTTACGCATTAGAGAAATCTCCTTTCATGTTGCGTCGTCATAATGGCCCGTTTGTCCCATTATTTCAAGGGCGGCTCAACGGGATAGGCTGGCACAATGATAATGTTAGGTCCCGTAGGGACGGGGGGATAGAGGGTTCCGCTGACAATCCCGAGTAGCAGAGCTGCTTCTGCATAATCGAGCCAGCGGCCATGATACCAATAGCGCCGATGCCCGTGATCCCAGCGACCAGAACCGTCCCAATGGTGGCCACGCCAATGATGGTTGGACCCTCCGCCCTTCCAGTCTCCACTTTTGTAGTTCTTCCCTTCGTGTCCACCTCCGTGCTCGCCTGCCAAGGCTGGCGTGCCGCCCGCTAGGGCGGCAATGCTCAGGGCCATCAAAATTCGTCTCATTTGAATTCCTCTAAGTTGATCCTTACCTCGATTTTCGCCAATTATATGTCACATGTCCCTGTGGGGCAATCGGGCATGGCCTCAGGAACATCGCCATCCGCAACTGCGGTTAGGACGCCAAAACGCTTGCCGTCAGAGTTGAAAACGCTGCACGATTTTGCCCCGCGCCTGTAGGCTTTCTGGTAGAGGGCCTTGAAATCTTCCCAGGGCATGGCGCCGGTGACGTTGCATGTCTTAGAAACGGCGCTGTCAGTATGGAGCTGTGCGGCGCACAACACATTAATGTGCTCGTCTGCAGTGACTTCTGCAGATGTTCGGGGTGTGGTGCCAAGAAAATTGACGCCGTAGTCGACCACCTCGAATTGCTGTGGACCGTCCTCAGTCCAATACGTATTTCTTGCCCGAAGGGCAAAGGTTGGCTCGATACCTGAGCTGACATTATCGCAGATCAGCGCTATTGTGCCTGTCGGAGCACAACTGATCAGGTGCGAGTTGCGAATGCCGTGTTCCTTGATCGCATTGACAGTGGCCGGCGATAGCCTGCTGATATAGGGCCTCTCCACATAGGCATCACGATCGAATAGTGGAAATGGCCCCTTTTCAGCCGCCAGCATGGCGGAGGCGGAGTATGCTGCATTCTTCATAATTACGAAAACGCGATGCATCCAGCCGAGAAAGCTTTCGGAGCCATAGGGAAAACCACATGCTTCACCTGCGTTTGCCAGCCCCATCACGCCCAGGCCAATGCGGCGCTTCTGTAGGGCTTCGTGTAGCTGCTCTGGTAGGGGATATTTAGCCACATCATTAACGTTATCCATAGCGCGCACGACATGCGACATGTCGTCTGCAAGCTGCGATGCGTTGAATAGGCAGTGCTTGCCTGTGTCGGGTATGAGGTATTTCGTAAAATTGAAGCTGCCAAGCAAGCACGCGCCGTAGGGCGGGAGGGGCTGCTCGCTACAGGGATTTGTTGCAGCTATGTGTTCGCAATAGCTGAGGTTGTTTTCGATGTTCATCCGATCGATAAAGAGGATACCGGGCTCTGCCCAGTCCCAGGCGCTTCGCATAATTTCTTCCCATAGGCGACGCGCATCAATAGTACGGTAAGTTTCACCTGCAAAGCGAAGAGGAAACTCGCTTCCGGCATCGACTGCAGCCATGAATTCGTCAGTAACGCCGACGGAGATGTTGAAGCCAGTAAGTGATGTTTGATCCTGTTTAGCATGAATGAACTCCTCAATGTCTGGATGATCTACGCGGAGAACTCCCATTTGAGCGCCGCGCCTGTGTCCAGATGAACACGTTGCAAGACATACAGCATTGAAGATCCCCATGAAGCTAACAGGTCCAGAGGCACTGCTTCCCAGCTTTCGGATAAGAGATCCTCTTGGACGAAGAGTTGAAAAATCGTAACCGATCCCTCCGCCCATTCGCATTGTAGCCGCAGCTTCGGAGGCGCGCTCCATGATGGAACCGCGTCCTTCCACGAAGCTGTCCTCAATAGTCCCGCTGACAAAGCAGTTATGAAGGCATACGGATTTGCTGGTGCCGGCTCCAGCCAAAATGCGTCCTCCTGGAACGAAACGTTGATCAAGCAGGATCTTTCGGAATGCATGATAGTGATCCTTTCCATCACTGAGGGCTGAAGCGACGCGGTTGCTGACGGCTCGCCAGTCCTCCCCTTTTTGTGCATATTTCTTGGAAAGAATTAGTTGACCCGCGGCGGTCTGTGGCCCATATTTCTGCATCATGGCTCTTTCTGTGGATGGGAGTGTAAGATGGAATATACATTATGGCATATAATGGGTCGGACCGGAACGATTTGTCATGCGTGAATTGCAGGAACAAAGCCTGAGACTTGCTGAGGAGTTGAGCTTGAGGCGGGCGGGAGATCCGTTGCGCAATTTTCAGCTTCATGACAAACAAAAAGCTTTTGTGGACAGTGCTCTTTATGCGCTCAAGAAAGAAAACTGGTTCATCGCCGCTAACAGAAGCGGAAAGACCGATGCTGGAGCTTACATTGGAAGCACTCTTGCAAGATTTGGTCGACAAGATGGAGGCAAATGGGATAATCCTGGCGCATCCGTTCAGGTTCGAGATCGAAGCACTAGCGGATGGGTCTCAGCACTTGATTTTCCGACTTCAAGGGATGTCATTCAGCCAAAATATTTCGATAATGGGTACGGTAAAAGTGGCAAAATGCCCTTTATCCCGAAACACGAAATAGCGAGCTGGAGCGCTGAAAGTCAGATCCTAAAGCTTAGAAACGGATCAATAATTGGCTTTAAGAGCGCGGAGAGTGGCCGCTCGAAATATCAGGGGGCTGAAAAAGATTGGTTTCACATGGACGAAGAGCATCCATGGGAGATCTATGAAGAGTCCGTCATAAGGGTGGGGTCAGCGCCACTGGTGTTTTTCTGTACGTGTACGCTTTTGCCGCCTGAGGGGCTGAAAATCACGGCTAGCTGGGTGTTCGAAAAGATCATTCAAGCTGTTCAGGACGGCCTGGCGCCGCACATTGGCCTATTTGGAGCTTCGATCTATGACAACCCGGCTATCCCACGTGACGAGATTGCGCGCCTTGAAGCCATCTACCCCATTAATAGCCCCAGTCGTCGAATTCGTCTGGAAGGTGAGTGGCTCCCAGGGATTGGCGGAGCGCGAGCTTATCCAGCTTACGATAGGCGACTTCATAATAACCCATCTATGCCCCCCATGTCTAACCGAAGACCGCTGTGCTGGATCTGGGACTTCAACGTTGAGCCAATGGTTTCACTGATCGGGCAGGTTGATGGCTTAATGTATCGCATATATCACGAGCTGATAATGGACGAGGGCAATATTCCCGATATGTGCCAGTTGTTCTATGACCGCATAGCGGACCATGCGGCTGAGATCTGGCTGTATGGTGACGCTACAGGCGAGCGTCGGACGGGCCAAACAGGCAAATCTGACTATTGGACAATCCTTAATGAGATGAAACAGTTCGGCTGTCCGATTAGATTGCGTATTCCTCCCGAAAATCCTAAGGTCCCGGATCGATTAAACGCTGTAAATCGCATTATGAAGGATGAAGAGGGGCGCGTAAGGTTTCAGATGGACCCGGTTTGTCGTGAATTGGCGGCTGACCTTGAAGGCGTGTTGAGGGATCAGAGGGGAGGCGTGCTAAAAGTGAGAAATAAGCGCGATCCTTACTTTAAAAGGACCCATACAAGTGATGCGCTGGGCTATTGGATCGCCTTTGAAGAGCCCGTGCGCCCCCAGATGGCCCGTGGTGGGGCATTGGGCATAGCTTCTCGAATTTTGGTGCCTAAATATGGTGGAAGACGTGGCTGACGAAGGGTTGACACCCAAGCAAAAGGGAGACAAAGATGTGCGGGTATGTAATGCTTGCCGCGCGCCTCTGTTGACGCACGCAGAAAGAAAAATCGGTGTGCATATAGGTTGCGTGCAAGACACATACCGGCATAAGATAACCATCAGGAAGGCTGGCTATGGCAATGCTAGATAATACGATCGCAGCTGGCGGTGGTCCCAATCCTCAATTTGACGAGCAGATCGAAAATGGCGGGTTTAGCGTCATTCAAGCTATCAATGCGTATCGTGACGAGTCGGAGCAGGCCAGAAATCAGCGTATCTCGCAGTTCGATCGCAACTGGGATACGTATCTTGGCAGGCAGAGCTGGGCACACAAGCTGCCTGGGCAGTCAAAAGAGTTCTTACCGAAATCTCCACTTGCTACCGAAAAACTTACGTTCATCGTGAAGCGTGGATTGATGCAGTTCGGTGACTATTTCAGCGTCAAGCTGGACTATGAGCTGGAGGAGAAGATCTCGCCGGAGCAAGTTCGCGAGATTTTGAAGCC